CAGAATCAATTTGACCAATGTTGATATCATTGATATTAAATGTTTTACTTGTATCTTTGTAATTGTTATTACCAGTTACTTTACCGCTAAAACCTTCCTGCCCTAGTAATAATTTATTTCCATGGCCTACAAGGTCACTTAATCTTGTTTCTGTAATTTCAGTGTTTAACGGATTATATTTTATTGCACTTGGAATTTCAAAATATCCATATGCATCAATAGACGTTTTTCTTTCGCCCTTAGTAAATGTTCTAACATTAATTACATCAGTATCTTTTAAAGTCACTGCTTCATTGAATGTAAAATTAAAAGTTGCATCAACTCCGTGTCCGTTATTAGATGCTGTATTAATAATTGATGTGATATTTCCAGGATGGCCAACTAGTTCGCTGTAAAGACCGTAGTTTGATACAGAAATAGTTTTGATCTGTCCGCCACCGTTACTGATGTTTCCACTATATGCTTCAGCATCAGTGACAGTTATTGCAACATTACTGCTACTTCCTGGTGTACTTAATGTTAATACATCACCAACTTCATAACCTAAACCTGGGTTATTTAATGATACATCTTTAAGAGTAGGATTTAATACAATACCTGTACTGCTATTTCTAATTGCAAAATCTTCGTTTAGTGTGAGAACAGTATCATTAATTTTAACAATAATATCATTGTTGTAAGGTGTTGCACTTGTTGTGAAAAATTTATCTGTTACATTGATTTTATCAATTAAAATTACATCTTCTACATATTGTTTAGAATATAAAGAATGCTCATCCTCATAAAATTTAAAATTACTAATATCAAAATTACCAGCAGAAATATTTGCATTTGCTACAAAATATTGATCATTGTATTTTACTACTTCATTTGTGAAATATGTTTCTACATTACTAAAGTCTCTATATTGATCTGGTGTACTTATTGGATGCCAATTGTTTCTAAATCTTGTATTGTCATTGCCTTTATAATCTTGTTGTAAATCTTTATAAAAAAGATATCCAGATATTGTAGATGCGTTTGCTAATAAATTTGCTTTGTATGTTACAGTATGATTACCTAAATGATTAAAAAATGTAGGTTCACTGCTAAACTTACTTGTTTGATAAACAACATTCGCACCTAAATCTGCATCATACGATGTTTGCTTGGTACTTGTTTTATCAGTATTATATGTAAATATAGGACAACCTTTAAAATCACTATACGGATATTTTGCAGGATCATCTACTTTAACTCCTTCTGAGTCATATAAATTAAATAAAGGCTCTTGGTTAATTTGTATCTTTTGCTGTGCTTGTCGCCATGCTGTGCCAGTCCAGTAGTAATCTAAACCTATGTTAGTTCCTGTAATACTGTACACATGACCGTTAGTGACAATTAAATTACTTAGAGAAGTGTCTTCACTAAATTGAATTGTACCGCTATTATCTTGTATTCTATAAATTTTTTGTGCTATTGCTGTATCGTCTTGTGGGAAAATTATACTGGCATTTGCAGTACCTGATGCACTATTGATTGGAAAGCCTATTGCTAATCCTTCTAGATCTTCTTTTTTCTTATCTGCAATTATGTCTATTTTAGATATAAAGGAGTTACCCCAGTTATGTAATTCTATATCTCTGTCGAATTCTAAAATAGGTCGTGTTGCTCGTTGAGCCGCATCTGGTAAAGCAAACCCTGTTGCATTATCTTTAAGTGGTTCCCTTAATTCGTTTACATGCCACCAGTAATTTAATCTGCTCCATGGATTTCTATTTTTTGAACCTTTTTCTATAACCATGTAATCGGGTTGGTTCTGTGTTGATTCTGAACCCCATGGTGCTGTGCCCCAACCGTAAACTGTATCGTTATTCCATTGTAGTTCTGGTACTATGTATGTTTGATGGAAATCGTCTAATGCAAAGTTTTTATCCCATTGCACACTATCGGGTAATAAGTAGTTAGACTCCGCTTCAACATCTAGATAAACAACATTACCTGTTCGTTGTACATTGTTACCTAAATACTTTACATTGGCTGACACGGCATCGCCTACTTTAAGTTCAATATTACCAATGTACAGTCTAGAATTGTTATGTACAGATGCATTGGCGGCTCCTGACGGTACGCCGTCTGCTAAATTTCTATAGTACTCTTTGAAATCGCCGCCTGGTGTATCAACAAAGTCTTCTGGTAAATTTGTTTCTAGATTATAATATGATTGCGAATTTGCCTGAGTATATGTTATTGATATTGATCGCTCTAAAGGAAAATCATTAAATTCCGCATAAGCAGATGTAGAATCACCTGGCAAAATAAATTGTATTCCTTTACCTACGCCTGTTACAATATAAGTAGTATCTTTAGTTAGTACACTGGTGTTTGAAATATGATCACCTGTGAATTTAATAACCATCTCATTTCTAAGTGTTTGCCCTGCCGGTGACGTGTAATTTTTTAATCCAACAATGTTATCTATATTAATTTGTACAGAGGAATTACCCTGTATTTCAGTGACTTCTGGTCCTGTTGGGTACCAATAGTAATCCTGATAGTTTATAAGTTTGTCTATGTTTATTGGTGGTGCATAAGCATATTGATTAGTTTTAAATAATCTGTTATGGTTATCAATTAATCCACCTTTGCTTCTTAAGTCATATAAAAAGTCCTCATAGAAAACATAATTTACAGGTTTACCTGTGTCTGGATTTACTGTGGTTACCACAGGGTCAAAACTATAGTATTCTCTATTAGGTGCTGGTTGCTCTACAAATGATGTATTGCTGTTGCTAATTTCTCTTGGAGTTCCTATAAAGCCTTGTATATTTTCTACATTTGCTTTTGAAAATAATTGTTCGACTGTGCTTTCAAAGAAATTTTTATTAACACTAGTCTGGTGCTGTATAGGTAATAGATCAAAAAATTTGTTTGTCATTAGTATCCACTTCCACCGGAGCCACTGCTACCACTACTACCACTGCTACTGCTACTGCTAGTACTACTTGTTGTAGATGATTTTGTGATTGCATTGCCCTTCATTTGTTTTAAATTTGTTGAAGATAAACTTTTTACTACTTCTACGTTATCAACTGTTGCTGTAGAAAAGAATAATTCATCTGATGCCGCTCTAACTTGATATAGATCACCAAATATAGATTCTGACTTGCTAGGTACAATAACAACTGATGCTATTGCTTTACCTAACTCTTGATGAATGTATGCACTTAACTCTGAGAAATAAAATGTTTCACCAAAGTCCCAATTTTCTACATTAAAATAAGTATCAATTAATTCTAATACCGCACTTCTAACTTCTGCATCTGTTGTTGTACTTCCTGGTAATTTTACAACTTTAATTTTTGCTTGTAATTCTGGATCGGCGTCGTCGCCAAATAATAATTTAAATTTACCACTGCTGTAAACTAATTGGTCACTAACACTCTTAAACTCATCTAATCCTGAATATTCTTGTGCAAGTTGTTCTGATGTTGGTGCACTAGGCAATGTACTTACACCGCCATTTTTATAACTTAGCATTGCTTGGTAATATGATTTTGTAAGCATAAACATTTCTACAACATTGCTGATACTAGGATCTATTCTAACATCACTTGGAGCAATGTGTTGCCATTCAAATGCACATTTTCTTGGATCGTTTTGAAGTGTGTTTTGCTCAAAACTTCTACCTACTTTTACATTGTACTGGTTGTTTTCTGTTAGCACAATCATTTTAGGTGTTGTTAAATCATTAATTAATTCGTATACTTTAGGCAAAAGCGATCTTGGAAAAACTAATTTGTGATTAAGTTTTCCTAAATTATTTTTTAAATATGTTTCTGCTACACTTAAATCTTTTACAATTATCAAATCAAAATCTGTAAATGCAGTTTTATTATCTGGATCACTGCCTGGAGCAACTGTGTCTAACACATAATCAACTGATATTTCTGTCTCTGTTGCAAAATTTAATATTTTAAATTTTGCTGGTCTTTCATATGTGTAGCCATCTAAATCTGTATATTGCTCAAAGAAAACAAAGTCTGTGCTACCTACAAATTTATCAAACAAGTCTGGATCATCTGGAAATCCATCATAGTCACTGTCAATGGGTTTGACAACAACTTTTGCCGGATCGGCAAAGCCATCGCCATATCTGTATGCATCGACTATTTCAAATTCTATTGGCTTGTCTAAAGACTCTTTGACATTTTTATAAACAATTTGTAGTTTATCTGCATGTTTAAATCCATTCCATCTACTGCTTAAACTATCAAAATCGGAAACTTTAATACTTGAATTAGACAGCAAATCAATGTGTCCTTCTGATGCAGTATCTCCTACTTCAAATGTAGTTGTGGTTGCATTACCAGTATAGGTTTTATAACTGCTTGAACCAATATCATAATTCACATAAGCAATATTACCATTTGCTCCGCCAACAATAGATGTACCAAATTTACTTAATGGTATAGTGATACCGCTTGGTAAACCTGATAATTTTGCACTATTTAATTTTACTACTGCTTTACCTGTAGTTGTCGATATTGGGTCTACTGCTATTGTTGTAGATACCGCTGGTGCAAAATCTCCTTGGCTATAATCTGCTGTGGGTGACACTGATGCTTCGCCGTTAACCAATAAACCAAAGTTACTGATAAATCTTACTTCTAAATCTTTTGCTTTTGTGTCTCTGCTTCTTAAAATAATTTCTGGACTGTTTCCTACATTAGGTGTGTATGTTGCATTAGTAGTTTCTAATTGCCAACTGTCACCTATGTCATCTAAATTTGTATCAACCCAATTATATGTTTCTATTAACTCTGGTTTGAAGTTTGCTGTAGTTAAAGCAATGGTATCTTTTAATACTCTACCTGTTTTACTATCAAATGTTTTTTCATCACTAGAAAAATAAAATTTTATATCTTTAAGACTTTCAAATATAATTCTAGTACCTCGGGTAGTTACTGTGTAATTTGAAATGCTTGATGTACTATTTGTACTGTTGTATTCAAATTTCATTAACCAACTAGCACCGCTGGTAAGGTCTGGGTTAAAGTCTGCATTTTTTTGTAAATTACTGTTGTCAATAATATACCAGTGTGTGGAACCACTACCACCTGGTCTGAAATTATATCCTATACCAAAATCTTCTTTGGCTGTAATTCTTGTATTAAATGCTGTGCCTATATCTGTTTCTAATGCATTGGCATTTAATGTAGGTATTATTTCAGTGGCTCTCCATGCATTTGGAATTTCTTTGTTTAATTTTACTACCCCTTCTGTGACACTTAGTAAATTTGTTGGTACACCATTATTTGTAATACTGGTAATGGTTGCTAATTCCTCTTGTGTAGGATCGTTTGGATTTTTAAATTTTATATATGAACCGGCTTGTATGATTCTATTATCATTTACACTATTGTTAAGTGTGGTTCTGACGCCGGCTTCTAGTCTAGTAAAATAACCTGTGTTATTTTTATTTTTACTAGGCTGGGTTACCCATGCAATATCTTTATTATTTGCTGTTAAGTCAAATGCTAATGCATCTAAGCCTTTATGTAATTTTCTATAATCGTCATAAACAAAGTTTTGTAGATTTGTGTCTTTAGTAATATTAGCAACATCTTCTTTTAAAATTTGCATTGTTGTTTTACTTGTACCAAATGTTAAATATGTATCTTTGTTTTCGATATCTTTATATAATGCACCGTCGTCTGCAAACGAAGTTACACTACTGAACCTTCCTGTAGGATCTTCAATATCAATATATCTACTATGGCCTGCATGTGTTCTATTTGTTGCTTTTAATTTTAGAATGTTTGCACTTTGGCTCAGTGGAAATACATTATAGTCTTGAGCACTAACCATTCTATTTTGAGTATAATATGTTTGTGGTGCTCTTCGTTTAATACTTTGTAAAGTTTCTGCGGCTGAACTATTTGATACTGTGGCTTTTAATGACATCCTTAAAGTAAGGTTATGCAATTCGCCTTTTCTATTATAATAAGGTAATGTTAATTCTTTGTTTTGAAAATCTGCTGGTCTAATAGACATGTTTTCGCCAATGCTAGTTCTGAAATAAATTCTAAAAATACCAGAAGGTATGTTTGCAAAATTACCGTCTGAAAATCTTACTCTAATACCGTCGTCGAATAAGTTGTCAATTGCATATAAATTTCTAGATTCTAAACTGGTTGCATTATATAATAAAGTTTGTCCTTGAAGATTGCTGACTTTTTGCCAAGTAAGTTGGTTAACAGCATTATTGTCTAACTGATGCACAAATACATCTGTTTCATTGATGTTTGCAACTGGTATATCTACTGTTCTGTTAGGCAAGGCTCTTTCAAAAATATAATCTTCAAAACTCAACTCGCCTTGTTTGAACATCATGAAAAATCCTGTGTAAGGACTTTCTAATCCTCTTTTGTCATCTCGATAAGAAATTCTCATCTGACTGTAAATGTCTGGTTGTGCTTCTTTGAAAACACCGTTTTCAATATTTGTACTAACAAATTCAAAAGGTACACTAGTACCATTTACTGTTGCACTTGTTGAAAATACAGGTGTTGTGCCTATTTCGTTATTGAAGCCATATATCTGTGTAGCAATACCGCCTACTGTTTCTTCAATGATTGGTTTTGTAAAAGGATTTGCTACTGAAAATGCACTATTTAAAACTGTAATGAATTGATCAAAACTATTATTATTTGTTGGATCATTCCAATCAATTCTGATATTCTGTAAACTGTCGCCTGAAGCATCTAGTAATGGCTCGTCTGTTTGTACACTATCAATTTTGACTAACCCACTTGCTGGTATATTTCTTTTAGGAGCATAACCTAGCATGTCTGCTAAACGTAAAATACTATCTCTGCTTTCTGCTGTAGCAAGGAAATTTTCTCTAGTATTTAAATCTGCTCTGAATGATAAACTTTGCGAAAGATATGCTAATAATTCTATAATAGCAATAAATTCAGAACTTTCAATGTAGTCATTGAACGACTCTGGATAATTTTCTCTTATGTAATTAAGCATAGATGTACGCATGGTACTAAAATCATATGCCTTAAAACTGACTTGTGTAAATGCCTGATAGGCTAATTCCCAGTCCTCTGCGGCAAATAGATTTTGATTTCTACTGCTAATTGACATTATGCATCTCCATTAAATTCTCTTTCCAATCTAACTTCTAATACATCTTTACTTTGATCTACATTATATTCTAAATAGAGTTCTACTTTTAAAAAATGTTCTGTATTTGAAATGTTTACGTCAAGTAGTTCTACTCTTGGATCACTACCAACAATAGCCTTACACTCGTCTTGTACATCTTGTAGTGTTAGATTGTCAAACGGCTCCATTAGGATATCATGTATTATGCTACCAAACTCTGGTCTCATAACTCTTTCCCCTTTACGAGTCTGAAAATGATTTAATAAATCTTGTTTCACTAAATCTAAATCAGTTAATGTATAAGGTGGTTTTTTCTTATTATCTGTACTGAATCCAATAAATGTTGCCATACAAGTATTTATCAGTATTATTAACGGATGCTTTAATGATGGGGTTTTTTGGGTCGTTTAATGTTTTACGAAAAAATCTACTTTTGAAGTTTTGCCGATGCGGCTTGTATCACTGCGGCTAAAACATCATCTGGAGCATTTTGCACCCAGTCATTAACTTCCTGTTGCTGTTTAGAGTCTAAATTACCACCTTTCAAATCTGATGTAGTTGTATTATTCTGACCGGAAGGCTGTGTTTGCGAATCAGCATAAGCCAAATTTAAAAATATAGCACTTTTTTCTTCGCCATCGAATTTCACTGGACTATCTGGTGATGATTGTTTTGCAAGATTTTGCAGTGACGGATTACCTTTTAAAAATTCAAATGTGCTAGTTTGATTTTTCAGTCTAGGAGATGTAGCCATCCATTGCTTGAATTGTTCGATGTCAAGTATATTAGGTGATTGATCTGGATGATTTTGCACCAACCATTTCTGATATTTTGTAGCAATAACATTTGCGCCTTTCATACCTTTTGCTTTCACGTCGCCGCGAATGTTGGCAATTTTTGCTCTATTACTGCCTAGTTTACCGCCTATTTTACTAGCAATATTTTTTGCACCTTGTTTTAAACGGTCAACTGCACCAAATTCAACTTCGTTAATTACTTCATCAATTCTCATTTAATATCTCCTGCCAGTTATTTATCTCTTTTCTTATATCGTTTAAATAATTACATGTATAACTTATAAAGAGGATATCATGAAATACGTTTTAGCAGTTGCATTAGCAGATGAACTTGAAGGTATACAAGGTAATTACAATACAGTTTTTACCGGTGTAGGCAAAATAAATGCTACATTGGTACTTACACAATACCTAACTAATAATCCAGATACAGAACTGGTTGTTAATTATGGAACTGCTGGGGGAATAGATCCAGATATGAAAGGCATGTTGCATATTGGTAAATTTGTACAAGCAGATATGGATTGCAGAGCATTTGGCTTTGATCAATTTCAAACACCGTTTGAAACAAATACACATGAAATAATCGTTGACAACAAAGGTTTTACATGTTATACTCAAGATAAATTTGCTACAACTAAACCCGAAGGTTATTGTAATGTAGTTGACATGGAGGCTTATGCACTTGCAAAAGTGTGTATGCATTTTGGCGTAGACTTCAAATGTTTGAAGTTTATAAGCGATATAATCGGACAAGGAGATCAGACATCTGATTGGGAGGCTAATAAGGCTCTAGGTGTTGAAATGTTCGAGTCCACTTTAAAGGATTTAATAAAATAAAATGAAATTTAAAATGAACGATTTTGATAAAAACTTTCACATAAACTTTAGTCCACTATATTTTGCATTTGCATTTATGGTGTTTATGCTTTGGGCAAGTGAGGCCAAAGCAGAAGATATAGAAGAAGTGGTTGTGGTTGCTCAACAAGTAGAAACCGAAGTAGCAGATGCTTTAACATCTACTACTATAGTAGAAAGTATCTTGCCAGAGTTTACCTGGACAGCAGGAGGCACTGGTGCCTTTCAAGGATATAACGAACGTGGTGCTCAAACAGTACACACTACAGTTTATAAAAACGGCATACCGGTTAACACACCAGGTTCTGCTTGGTATGACTTTGGACACGAAATTGTAAGTGGTCAAAATGTTAAAGTAATTTCAGGTGCTAACGGTGTTATGTATGGCTCCGGTAGTATTGCTGGTACAGTATTAATAGAGGATACTATTGAGAGAAGTATTACAACTAAATTAGGTAGTAATCAAGAAAGGTATATTAGTGTTGCTCCTACATCGTGGTTTCAGTACACAGACTATACAACCGATCAACTCGCAAGAAATGATAATACAGAAAGCGATACATACGAAAACCAAAGTGCAAAAATTATTGCAGACGCAGGTGACTTTGAATTAATAGTAAGTGGCACAGATTATGCATATGATTATGATAACTGTTATACTGCTGATTTCTCACAATCAAATGATTGCTTACAGGATGGCGAAAAATTCACTGTTAGTATTAGAAATGAATATTTTACTATAGGTAGAACAGAAGACAAAGCAGAATACTTTACAGAAGGTGTTAGCACATACCAAAACGAAAGTAGCAGAGATTATTTTAGAGCAGGTGATACAGTAGACTTGTCTAAGTTATTACAAGTTACATATGGTGTTGACGGCAGTAAAGATCAATACAATGAACACGAGCAAGATAACTACGGTGCATTCTTAAGCATAAATGCCGAATTTGCCCTAAAGTATAACTTTGGTTTTAGAGTCGGTAATGCAGATCAAAATGCATTAAGACTAGGTATAGAAAGCGGACAGTTCTTTATGAATGTTGGTACAAGTTTTAGACGCCCTAACTTATATGAAGTATACGGTGATAACTGGGTAAGTGCTAATGAAGAACTATTACCTGAAGAAGGCACAGGTTACGAAATAGGTTTTGGTGCTTTAAGTATATTCATGTACGACTTTGAACAAGCAATTGAATATGCTAGTGGCTACACAACTACAAACATTATTACTCCTGAGATCACTACAACAGATCCTGATACAGGTGTAGTTACTGTAACGCCTGCTGTAACAGAAGATATCTATACTCCTGCTATGTATTACAATACCGGTAACTATTCAACACAGGGCATTAGATTTGCTAACACGTGGGGTCCTATTAGCATTATGCTCAAAGTAAACGACACCGAACAAGTTAGAATACCAGAATACGTTGCTGTGATATCATGGGAACAAAATTATAAAGGTGTGGATTACAGAATCAAATACTCAGGACAGTTTGACAGAACACCCGGACAGTATGACTTCTTGCCAGAAGGTCAGGAATACCTAGACGACTTAAAGAAACTAAACATTTATGTTGGTAAGCAATTTGCGTCTGGAGTAAATGTAAACTTTACAATAGAGAACGTTACTGATGATGAAGTAGAAGTACTTCCTTACTATAATACCCAAGGAAGAGAATACAGATTGGCATTGACTTACAAGTGGTAAAAAATATCATATTTTGATTTCATAAAGCAAGTTTAATAGTAAATACAAGTGTATCATTTAACAACATAGGACCAAAATGAAAACTGATAAAATTATTAAGAAGATAGTATCTACCTTTAAAGACCTAGAGGAGAAAGCCGGCCACATAAATTCAGCAAGTGGCAAAACGGTAATTCACTCTATGATACAAAGAGATAAAAGAGGCAAATTTGATAGTTTAGGATTTTATAATGCTAAAACTAAAAAATATGCCTTAGTCTTTATAAGAGATTATATTGCAAGAAACGTGGATGTTATCCCCGAACTGGATGACATGAAACGTGTAATTACAGTAAAATAATGACCGATCAATTAACAAAAAAATTTACAAACAACACGTTAGAAGAAGATTTAAGAACTATGCTCGTTGAGAAAAACAACGAGTGTAATGCTCTTAGAGAAGAAATTAAAATGCTTAAAAATAGTGTCGCTGAAGAACAAGATGCAAAATACAGAGCGTATGTAAAAATTTCTGATTTACAAAGACAATTAAATACTACTAAATAGGTTTGCTTCGGCTACACGTTGATTATATAACATTGTGCTGACTCCAACACCTTTTTTAATAGGTATTTCTGTAAACTCCATAAAGTATGTAGCACAATTATAGTTTCCACTATTGAGTAATCTTAATAGCCGGCTAGTTGTAAATTTTTTCATACCTATGCCATATGCTAAAGATATTAATGCAACTATTTGATTTGTGTTTAATGGCACTTTGACTTTATCTACTACAACACTAAATGCAATAGTAATGTCTATACCTAGCAACTTATTAATAAATTCTGGTTTTGCACCATTTATCAAACTGTAAACATAAAAATTATTTACTTCGTCATATACAGCAATTGAATTCATTGCTAAATTATAATCCATTGTGCCATTTTTAACAATACTTGCTCCTTGTAAATAAGCATGATTGTTTCTAATAATTTTTGCTACATCAGGATGATTTAATTCTAGTTTGCTATTATCATTAAATGCTATCATTTTATTTGATATTTCCATAGTACTTAATTTATGGGATATACCAATGTATGTATCGTTGTGTACTTCTGTTGGTACAAGATATGTTTTATAATTACGCAATATTAAATCTCTTGCCTGTTCAATTAGTTGATTTTTATTTGCTAAATTAGGCAAAATAAACTTGGGTGCTATTTTATTTCCTCTAGTGTATACACCAGAAATATAATCTGTGCCTTCAAAATAAGCACCTACATAAAAACCATTTGGCTCACAGTAATTTAACGGTACATTATCCGATGGATCTAATTGCCCTACTTTTAAATCATCAATATACGACATTATTTGTTTGTCCTTGAAGGACTTGGTTCTATGCCAGGCCACCTTGTAATAATAGTATTAATTTTTTTGTCAAATAATAGCAATGGAGTTAAAGGACTTTTTCCTTGTTCTGCACGTTTAGGATAACTGCCGCTTAAAATTCCTGCCAATTCAAATGACAACAAAGTGTTTGTTGTCTTTTGTGTATCGATTCCGCTCATGTTAGGTACAATAGGCAAAGGCGGTATTGACGGTAATACAGTTGTTTGAATATCAACTGTGTCACCTGCATTTATATAAGTTTTTGTTAAACCCATTATGTGTGTATGGGTTGTTGAAAATAAATCTAAATCGCCCATTGACTTGATATGTAATGTAGGTTCGGATGGCGGATTGTTTACAGATGCTGGTGCGGCTATTTCTACTTGTGTTCCTGCCATATGTACCTTGTTATCACCAAATAATTGTAAACTACCAGGAACAGTTTTGCCGTCTACTGTAAACAGCCTTGGTCTTGCTTCTATGCTGATAGCATTAGAATACATGTTAATATCTTTTACACCTTCTATGTTTACACTACCGTTGGTTAACACGTCTTGGTATTGTGGATTTAAGTATGCTAATTCTTCTACATCTACAATACCTTTTTCTGTTTCGTTAGGATCGTTTGGATGTGGATAATTATTTGCGGCTTTGATATTAACATTTTGACCTGCTTCAATATTGACATCTTTGTCTGCCCTTAAATTCATGTCACCTGAAGTTCTAACATTATAACTACCTGTGCCGTATATATCTATGTTACCATCTGCATCTATTTCTATATGCCCCGTACCTGACTTATTAGATATGTATATTAAATTTTCTGCGTCATTGAGTACTATTTGATTTCCGCCACCAGTTCGTATTCTTATAAATGGATTATCGTTACTATCATCCATTACAAATTGATGTCCTGCATGTCTTAGTCCTGGATCTTTAGGATTCTTGGGACCTGGCGTTAATATACCATAAACTTCACTTGCGCCTTCTCGCCTAGCACCACTAGTACTTTGCCCTCTTATAAAATCATCTATTAGTCCTTGTGAAAAAATAACACTTTCTAATTCGTGCATCGACCTGTCATCTGCTTTTACTTTGACATTTTTAACAGTACCACTGTATTCCACATTATGGTCCTTGATATTTGCAGACATGTTTGCTTCGTTAACAGGTGTTACTCCACCTATGGATTTTCCTGCTGGAATACCTGGTACCATAAAATTTCTATTTGTTTGAAATAAGCACCCTAAAATTATTCCAGAGAGTTGACCTTCAAATTCATAAAAACCTACTACAACTTGATTACCATTATCAGGTGGTCTCATCCACATTCCATAACTGGTTTGTGCAACGTCAGGTGCATTTTTATCACCTGTGCCTCTCTGCGGTGTTGCACCAGCAAATGGTGATGTCCATATACAATCAAATAACGCACTAGTACTTGTGTTTGTGCCTGTCAATTCTGGTATATGCACTAATAGTATTCCATTTCTAGAAGGATCGTCTGCACTAATTACTGTGCCAAAATACAGCGACGAACCTTTACTTGCATTGGCTGTGATTTTTTCTTTTATGCGGTTTGGTATCATATGTCTATTTATTACCCTCCTGGGTTAGACGTGGGGTTGTTTCCGCCGCCACCTGTGCCATTAAGGCCATCAATTGTAAGAGGATTTACATACCCTGCATTTGCTAAATCGGATTCAGTAACTGTTAAATTGTTTATTGCATTCTCTAGAGGATTACCTGAGTCAAGAACTAATTTTCCGTTTTCATCAAATTGTAAATTCGATGATGCTGTTTCTAAAGCGGCTGGTACTGTTTTTGATAATTGCTCCTCTATGAGTTCTTTGTTAGTTTTTGGAAATTGTCCTTTATAAATTGTTCTATAACATTGTAGAGTTTGCCTAAACTGTCCACCATTAAAGTTATGAAGTACTTTATAAGGGAAAAACAGTCCTGAGAAAGAGTCGTCCATAGATAGATCTTTTATTTCTCCAGTGTGCCTACTTGGATCATCATGCCATGTATCGTATTCTCTCGGAAACAAATATGTAAAGAAAAACCCTACTTCACCTATTCCATATGGTGCAATATTTTCTTTTACAGACTGTTCACGTACTGCACCTATATCTGTTTCCAGTGAACCTAAAAATTCATTGCCCGGCTGGTGAATAAATACATTGTTTACTTTTGGTGCTTCTTTGCCAAGCCAATAAGGGTCTCCTTTGATAGTTAATTCCATTTGTATTAAGTATGGTGCACCTAATGTACTATTTGACAAAGCCGTTGTAAAAATACTTTTATTTGCAAATTTAGAGTTTGGACCTATTAGTGATGTTATTTTTGGATCATATTCACCGAAAGGTCGCTCCTCGCCATGTCTGTTTTCAGAACCATATGATGTTTGATCGAATGCAAATTCTTCCATATATACAGATTTAAAATTTTCTACCACAGAGTTTGTAATAGTGCCAGGGCCTCCTCCGGTGGAGAATCCTGGAGGAGTTGTAACGGAATTAAGGTCTTTGGTAAATTGTTCCATTTTTTCTTTGGCTTCATCTAATAATCCGCCAGTGTCTATGCCAAATTGGTCTAGACCCAAATCGCCTACTGCACTTTCTATTTCACCAATAAAGCCATTGACACCTTCTGCAATTTTGTTAAAAGCACTATCTATTACTGCAAACGGAGTAAAAGCCTTTGCTGTAAGTTTTGCTATTTGTGTGCTTATTTCATTTGATATAATGTCTTCCACATCAGACTGCAAAGTTGATATTCTGTTTGTGATTGTATCTAAATCTGAGGTCAACTCTTTAATAGTTTTGGTTTTTTGTAATATTGCAATCGGAGAACTGGGCAACTTTAAATTGAGTTTTCTGATATTTTTAGAATTTGGTTTAGTAATACCAACTGGACTAAGTCCAGTTGCCACCGCGGCTAAATCTTCTGTGAGTGTTATAGGTAACTTTGCTAATGTTGTAACTAAATTTTTTGCATCTGTGACAAGGTCTTCAAACTTTTGAAGAATTTGATCTAATGTATTTGGTTTGACTTTAGTATTAAAATCGTTAAGTTTTTCAGTACCTGCTGAACTTATTTGTGCGGCTGGTGACTGTGTGTAATTGGATTGTTGCCCACCTGCAACTGGTACTAAATATCTTATACCATTTTCTATTTTTAAATCAACATCAAATATTTGATCATTAATGCCAGTGTACATATAAGCATAAAGTTTATTTACACTTCTGTTTTTTGCGGCTTCGATTAATTTTACGTTGTTTGTTTTGCTACCTTTTGTTGAATTGGTATCTATTGTTAATTCTTTTGCATCTATCACAGATGATGAATCTAGTTTACCAGTGAGTACATAAATGAATTCCATTGCTGGTTTTCCAGTCGATGTATACAAGTATTTGTCATCATATTTTTGCCACTTGTATTCTTTACGAATAGATGGTGTAATATACTGTGTTTTATCATCATCGAGTTTTTCTTTGTCCAATTGTGCGTCACCTTCAGACATATCATACCTATGATTGGTTTTTGCATATTCAAAATTCATTGAGGCTAAGCCATACATTACAGCATCAACTGGGGTACCTTTGTTGATATCTATTTTAATTTTGGCTTTTTTGCCATCATCGGCTGGTGCTTCTTGCCCGGATTCTGCGGCCTGTTCAACTCTACCTATAGTTTCATTGCCATCTTGATCGGTAGTGAGTGTTAAATTTTGCATTGTATCAAAATATTCTTTGTCAATTTTCAGTTCTTTAAATATAGTTTTTAATCCAGGAAGTCCGTTTGGATCTAACTTGTAGGTGGCTTTTTCTATACCTATATCTGGATTTTCTTTTTCTAATTCAATATCCCCAACCTGCGTCTTTTGTAGTTTCTGCATTTGTTTAGTAAAACTTTCAAATAACTCGTTTACTGTGCCTTTGTCACCTGAGGTAATTTTAATATCGGCCGGGACTAATTGTACACTTGCATCTGCGGCTTGCGTAACTTCATCTATTGCAACTGCTTGAATATTATACTCAGATCCTGTTGGACTTGGATTAACATCAAAATTTATAATTCTTATTGGTATTGCTGTGTGATAAAAAGACTCAGCATTGTTAATATCGCCAAATAATTTATCATCTTCTGTTAATTTGTCTTCTTGGCCAATCAATTCTATTTCCATGAGGTACGGCATATTTTGTAAAGGTAGCGGTTCCTCTTCGCCTAAAGATTTGTTTAGTTCAAATCTAGATCTATTCAGCAAATCAATAAATGACATTCCAAATGGTTCTTTTAAATCAAAATGCATTATGTAATTGTACATTTTATGACCTTTCATGTTCGGAGGAGGCGATGGATGTACAACACTACTAATTGATAAATTATCTACTTGAAATTTAGTAACACTTGTCTGTGCAATAATTATCCTGTTACCTTGTTTTAAATCTAAATTCACAAGACCATCAGTATAAAAAGTAGATGGCAACATACTAAAAGTCAAACGATAAGTGTATGAAGAATATGCATCTGTGGGATTAAATAGGATATTGCTTTGCAATTCTTTTGGTAGTATGTTTTTGAATAGATCTGGATTAGCAAAATATTCTGAGTTTATTTCTGCCATTTTAATTACCTGCTATTTGTCTTGCCCGGCTACTTGTAACTAATCTTATAATTGTACCTTCTTTGAAATCTTGTATAGGATCTTTTATTATTTCTGGATTACTTAGTACTAATACCCACCATAACTCAGGACTACCAAATTTATCAAATGCAAGTAAGTCAGGCCTATTGGCATATTTTTTAGTAATTAAAAATTTTTGATCATTCACAGAAGATTCTACAGCAGGTAAATTCATATAATTCAGACCTGTATAAAACGACATATTTTGTGCGTCTTTTAAAAAACTGTTTTTGTTATATACTGCCATTAAATAAATCCTATATTTCCGCCTTTTCTCATTTGATCAAGATCAAAAAGTCTTCTCTGTCTTCGAGGTGAATACTGAGGCATCAGTGTTACTGTGAATTGTATATCTGTCGGTACATAAGTTACTCCAGCGGCCTTCCCAGCATCATTTGTTGTAGTGCTTTCTCCCTCTTCTGATTGTGAAGTAGTTTGTGTTTTAAACGCACTAACAAATGTTTCCCCAGTTTCAATAATATTATGTTCTACTGGTATGTAATCCACATTATTTTCGTAAATAAAGTTGACATCGTTTACAACTACTGGTACTCTATCGTATCCGTGTGGTCCTAAATAACTAAATTCTAGAACAGGAGGCGGAGCACCAAACTTTCCAGATCTAACAGCCGCTTCACCAAAATTTGCTTTTGTTGACAATTTTAAGAAATGCATCATTGCTAATAAATATTTTGCTTCTTCTTGTGTAGTTACTGTATACTGTGCCTGTACAGGCAATGTAGGAGGAGAACTCATCATAAAAGTATGCAACGGGTAATTAGTCCCCTGAAACTGCTGTGTATCATATGTAGCACTATAGGCTATGAACATACTTGGTTGATACTGGAAGACAATTCCGCGGTCGGCCTTAAGGGGTCTCATAATATCTTTGGCTCCCATTTCATCTGGAAAGAAACTCTCTTTATTGGCTCGCATAACCTGAAGCCGTGCTCTCCAATCTATGTCTAGATTTTTATTTCTTCCTAAGTCTGTATTTGCCATATAGTCTCCTGATATACAATGTATTTATCGATATCAATAAACTAGCCGTTATTGGCCAGAATTGGATAATTATACTTGACACTAGAAAAAATTAATGTATAATAAAGGTTAATTATAAGGAGACACAATGGTCGCAAAAGTTAAATACTTGAACAATAAAGATTTACTTAAACAAATACATCTAAGCAAGATGTCTTTTTGTTGGGTTAAATCACCGCAATATGATTATCCAGACATTATTATTGATTTAGAAGATGAAATTACTGATGCAGTGATACTCGAAGCAAAACAAAACAAAGCAGGAAAGATGAAGGACTTTGCTTATAAAAAAGCAGTCGAAGGTTACGAAGGACCTGCAAATAAAAAGCCTAGACAAAAAGACTTTTTAGTTGATATTGAAGATATTGCTGACGAAGACGTGGTAATAAGACAAATGACTTATGAACATATTCCACTAGAACCGGGCAGAAAAAAGAATCCTAGAAACGAAGCAGAAACAAAAGCAAAAGTAAACTTTCCACCATTTAAGCATTATGGCTTGATAAACGGTACATGGGAAGAGGTTGCTAGGAGTCATTGGAAAGGCGGTCCTAAGAGTGGCAAGTTTTCTGTTGATCATGGTAGCATTACAAACGAGTTAGGAAAAATGTATCTTAAATTAGTTGACAGGTATAGTCAAAGATCCAATTGGAGAGGATATACTTATGTTGATGAAATGAGAGGTCAAGCATTATTACAACTTGCTATGATTGGTTTGCAATTTAATGAAGCAAAATCAGACAATCCATTTGCTTATTATACTGCCGCTGTAAATAACAGTTTCACAAGAGTGTTAAACATAGAAAAGAAAAATCAAAACATCAGAGACGATATATTAATTGACTCTGGGCACTTACCAAGTTATGGCAGACAGATTCAGCATGAAAATGAGATGAAGGCTTTGAGAGAAGAAACAAAGAATTCAGAATCGGATGCCTAAGTATGACAGACAATTTATTTGAAAAAGCAGTCGTCTTTACGGACATACATTACGGACTTAAATCTAATAGCCATCAACACTTAAAAGATTGTAATAATTTTGTTGACTGGTTTATTGCAGAGGCAAAAGTTCGTGGTGCCGAAACATGTTTCTTTTTAGGCGACTGGCATCACCATAGAGCAAGTGTAAATGTTGCAACACTTAATGCCAGTTGGAATGATCTAAAGAAACTCAACGACGCATTTGACAAAGTGTATTTTATTACAGGTAACCACGATTTATATTACAGAGACAAACGTGAACTCAATAGTATGGAGTTTGCTAGAGACTTAAACAACTTTGTAATGATAGATGAGTTGTTTGAAGAAGGCAACGTTGGTATTGTGCCTTGGTTAGTTGAAAACGAATACAAGAAAGTTGCTAAGATGACATGCAAATACATGTTTGGACATTTTGAATTACCTTTCTTTAAAATGAATGCAATGATTGAAATGCCCGATCATGGTGGTATCAATGCGTCTATGCTGAGAAACCCAGAGTATGTTTTTAGTGGCCATTTCCATAAAAGACAATATGATGAAAACATACATTACATTGGTAACGCATTTCCGCACAATTACGCAGACGCAGGTGACAATGACAGAGGTTACATGTATCTTGAATGGGACAAAGAACCAGTATATGTTAATTGGCCAGAGTGTCCTAAGTATGTTACTTGCGGACTTGTTGAATTAATCGATAATCCTGCAAAATATTTAGATGCATACACTTATGCTAGAATCAAATTAGACGTTGATATCAGTTATGAAGAAGCAACGTTTATCAAAGAAAACTTTATGGACAAATACAAGTGTAGAGAAATACAACTTGTACCTATTAAAGAAGTTGAAGAAGAATACGAAGCCGGCGAAATATCATTTGAAAGTGTTGAACAAATTGTTATCAGCCAATTACAAACTATAGAAAGTAATACAATTGACACAGAAAAGTTAATTGACATTTACCAAAATTTATAATATATGCTTAAACTAAAAAATATCAGTGTAAAGAATTTCATGAGTGTTGGAAACAACGTTCAAGGTGTACGTTTCGATGACAAGAACTTAACACTAGTACTAGGTAATAACTTAGACTTAGGTGGCGATGGTAGTAGAAATGGTACAGGTAAAACTACTATTATTAATGCACTCAGTTATGCACTTTATGGTGAAGCATTAACAAACATCAGACGTGATAATCTTATTAATAAGACTAACGGCAAAGGCATGATTGTTAGTGTCGACTTTGAACTAAACGGTGTTGACTATCGCATAGAAAGAGGCAGACGACCTAATGTGTTGCGTTTCTTTGTTAACGGCACGGAATCAGAAGATCAAGAGCAACAAGGCGACAGCAGAGAAACACAAAAACACATAGAAAAAATTATTGGCTTTAGTCATGAAATGTTCAAACACATTGTTGCACTAAACACATACACTGAACCTTTCTTAGGAATGAAAAATAACGATCAGCGAGACATGATCGAACAACTGCTTGGTATACAAGAATTATCAGAAAAAGCAGAAACACTCAAAGAAAGAATGAAGGATACCAGAGACAGTATCAAGGAAGAAGAAATTCGTATCAATGCTATCAAAGATGGCAACACTCGAATGGAAAAGAACATTAAGGAAATTGAAAGTCGCAGTATGGCTTGGGAAGCCAATAAGAAAACTAAACTTTCTGAAATGGCTGATGCATTAGAAGAATTAAATGAACTAGATGTAGATAACGAAATTGCAAAACACAACACACTAGTAGAAATCAAAGACCATGAAGCAAATTTAAATGTGTTAGTAAGCAATATAACTAACACAGAAAACAGTATTAAAAGAAGTAATACTAAACTGCAAACACTAGAAGCAAATCTAGTTAAAGCAAAAGAAGGCGTATGCCCTGCATGTGGGCAAGAAACAGCACATTTAGACACACATGAAGAATATACGGCCGATTTAAACACCGAAATAACAGAAGAAAAGACATATTACGACACACTTATCACTAAAGAAAAAGACTTAAAAAACGGCGTAGAAATGCTAGGACCGGTTCAAGAACGCCCTAAAACCTTCTATAGAACACTAGAAGAGGCCCTTACACATAGAAATAATGTAGACAACTTAATACAAAGTATTAAAGATAAGAATAACGAAGAGAATCCTTATGTTGAACAAATAGAATCTATGAAGGAAACAGGCATTCAAGAAGTCAGTTGGGACACTATAAATGAACTTACAGCATTAAAAGATCATCAAGAATTCTTATATAAATTGCTAACAAGTAAAGATAGTTTTATCCGTAGACGTATTATTGATCAAAACATTGCTTACTTGAATCACAGACTAGCACACTACTTAAATGCTATTGGCTTACCGCATGACGTTAAGTTTAACAGCGACCTTAGTGTAGAAATCACCGAGTATGGCAGAGACTTAGACTTTGATAATTTAAGTAGAGGTGAACGAAACAGACTTATACTGAGTTTGAGTTGGGCATTCAGAGACATATATGAAAGTCTTAATCACCCTATGAACTTCTTGTGTATTGACGAACTTATTGACAGTGGTTTAGATGGTGTAGGTGTTGAGAATGCATTAGGCATTCTCAAGAAAATGAGCAGAGAACAAAACAAAAACATTATGCTTATATCACACAGAGAAGAACTTAGTGGTAGAGTTAATGATGTGCTGTATGTGATCAAAGAAGGTGGCTTCACAAGTTACAACACAGACACAGAATATGTAGGAACTTAATGAGCAATTGGACCTATAACGGAGAAGTAGTAGACAACTTACCTGAAGATTGCGAAGCATTTGTATATCTAATTACCAATAACACAAATGACAAAAAGTATGTTGGCAAGAAACTAGCAAAGTTTAAAACAACAAAACCGCCGCTGAAAGGCAAAAAGAACAAACGCAGAGGTACCAAGGAATCAGATTGGCAAACTTATTGGGGCAGTTCAGACAATTTAAAAGAAGATGTAAAAGCACTAGGTGAAGATAAGTTTACTAGAGAGATTTTATACTTTTGTCCTAGCAGAGGCGTTGCTAGTTATTTAGAAGCAAGAGAGCAATTTGAAAGAAAAGTATTATTGCGTGATGACTATTATAATGGTATTATCAACGTTCGAGTAGGTGGTTCAAAAATCTTACGTGAAGGCGTTAAAGATTCACTCCATAATCCAGATACATAAACTCCATCTAGTACCAGAAATAACTTTGCTTACTTCATGTTCTGTATCACCAGGGAAAAGTATTCCGTCCCCTGCTTTTAGTTCTACAGGCTTATCCTCAATATAAAATATCCCGCCTTCAAACTCGTCATTGAGGGGAATACATATAGAGTACTTTGATAGATCTTTGTGTTTAGTACAAGTGTCATTTTTGTTATAATAATTAGCATAGAAAACATTATGCCTTGTTATTGTGTATGGTTCCGAATCTATACTTACTGGCTTGATCAAACTGCTAACATACCTCGCTAAATCCTGTGTTAATCGTAACCGGTGCGTATTAAATGTTTTATGTGTGTTATTCCAGTTGGTGTCAGTCCAGTAACCAGGTACCATTGTTAAACCCCCAGGGTTGGGAGATTCGTCTGGTAATTTGTTTATTACGTCAGTACACTGATCTTTAGTCAAAATATTAGTGATTATAAAATGCTCCATAAATTTATTTATAATTACAAATACTCAAAAAATGTTATATCCAACATTATAAAACGATAACTATTAACTGAACAACAGGACTAAGGCACACAAGGCACATCACGGCACACCCGGCAAACACATAGGACCATACACCACCCCATCGAGGCATATAATATCGATTTCCTTGACAATCCGTTCACACGGTGCGAGATCTGGAATGTATGGCGGCAAATGAGATACAGTAGCACGACAAACAGTATTAAACGATTCAGGCTCTGAGAAAAAGCAACCTGAGAATCAGTATAACAGAACTATACAATGTTATACCGGTTTCCGTGGGATTCGTGACGGTAGTGTATGAGGAGTAAAGGCCCACCGCTTCTTAACAGCACCCGAGTTATAGATGACGATGCATCACATGATGACCCGTTATTGATTCACCTGCTACAGGTGAATTATGACTCAACATACATGATAACTTCTTTATTAAAAAAATTGCAAACAAAAACTGAAATGAACGAAGTGAATGAAGTTTGCAGTTGGCAAAGACACGAAGTGTCTATAAACATTAACACATAAATATTAACATGATACCAGTAGAAGATAATTGGTTACACATAAAACATGAATTTCACGAAGCATGTAGTAACTTAAACAATAATAGTTTTATTGACAATCTCATGACTTTTAGAAACTTAGGATTGTTTAAACTTTTACTGGATAAAAAATACAACGGTTTATCAGGACACCCACAAGACTTTTTAGAATGTATATTGGCTATAGCAGAACATGATGTAACAGTTGCACATGAGTTTGCCAAGATAGGTAGTATGCCTTTTCTAGTACAACAATTTTCGGAGCAAACGGCCGACTTAGTGTACAAGGATTCCCCTGATGAAATCATAGTTAAAACAAACGCAGAGGCTCCGGATTATGCTGACTGGGTTATCCGAACTGATGCCGGCAGTTATATGCTGGGCAGAAACTATGAAAATTTTAAACCGGAGCACACAATATCTTTCCGCGACCTCCTAGACCCACAACACGATAATTACATATTGAGATTAAGTTGGTTCCAACTGTATAACAGAGTGTTAGTATGCAGTCACTTAGGGGGCCTACAACGCATTATAAACGTCGCTATGCAACACAATACACATCAAGGGTTTATTGGTATAGCGGCACAAGAATTAGATGCTATGCGTCTTGTAATGCACAGAAACATCAACCATGCATTACTGCATTTAAAACACAATGAACAAATACCAATGTTTGATCGCACCAAATATAAATTACAAGCAAGTGTAGTACCTGCTAATGTGATTACTTGTGTATCAGAGTTTAGTTATCTTTCGGAAGAAATTGAATCTATCATAGACAAGTTAGAACAACTTGACTTAGAGCATTTAATCGATGAACATCTAGACGGGGTCAATCACATAGAGCAATTAAAGGGCAACAACAGTACTGACTTATTCCTCTGATGGCTGTTCGGGTACATAATCAGGTATCATTTCCTGTTTCATTTCATTGTCTTTTTTACCGCCGTTCTTGGCAGTAATATACGAACTAAAAGATTCTAGTACCAACGACTGATCGACTACGCCCATATGCCATGCAGTAGTCCAGTCAATGGAACCTTCAGAATACATAACAAAATCAGCAATGCCTTTTGTGATATCTTCTGTTTGCTGTTCTAGACTTCCTAGATAGTCCCTGATTTGCTCAGGGTCTGCCCCACCTAGGAATTTAAGAAAAAACCTACTGGATCGTAGTTTATAGGTGTAGTGTAAACATGTTCACACTCACCGCATTGCATTTCTACTTCTTTTTGGATGCCACCATTGTTAATTTCAGAAACCGCATCATTTAATTCTATGCCAATT